AGATTTTTAGTGGTATGCAGTCTTCAGCTGCTTCGGCTAAACAGGCCGAGACGGCTGAGACTCTTAGTGTTTCTCAAATGCGTCAAATTGACGCTAGTGTTGAGAAGATTAAGGAGGAAACTAAGAATGTGCCTATTGAGGGCCAGCGATTGACGAGAGCTATGGAATTGTTGTTTGCGCAGACTGTGAAGACTGCGCAAGAGACCAATAATTTGCATATGACTGAGCAAATTATTAGTCAGACAGTTAAGAAGTTGAAGGCTGAGACTACCCTATTAGACAACCAGGCTGCAGCTGAAGCTGCGTTGGATAATTTGGGTCGAGAAGTTAAACAGGCTCAGCCTATTATTGATTTGTTGAAACCTTTTATAAGGAGGTAGTGATGTTTATTCGTAATCCTTATAATTATGATACGAATGAAGCGTCGGAGCAGTCCGCGCTTTATTGTACTGATGGAACTCGCACCCAGCAGAATTTTAAGGCTGAGTGCGATATTAATTACATGCTTAAGAAGTTTGGTGTTGCAGGTTTGCCGGCGGGTGCCCGTATTCCGGAATACGGGGATTTTTCCGGCATTACTGATTATCACAGCGCGATGAACGCTGTGATTGACGCCAGGATGGCGTTTGATGCGCTTCCGTCAGCTGTGCGGAAGCGTTTTGGTAACGACGCGGGAGCGTTTGTTGATTTTTGCGCTGATGAGCGCAATCGGGAGGAGCTGGTTGAGATGGGGCTTATTGAGCCCCAGAAGGCCGTTCAAGCGGCCGAATCCAGCGTTTCGGAGGGTGGTGAACCCTCCGTGGCACAGTGATCTACTTGATGTAACTGTGCCAGGTGACACCAACTAGGAGAGATCTATGAGACCGGTAAATCGCAAGTCTGTTTCTAAGTACAAGTCGTCCAGGATGTTTAAGCGCAATGTGAAGCGTACGAAGATGCCTAATCTTCGTTCTAATCCTATGCGTGGTGGATGGCGGATGTAATGCCTTGTTACCACCCGCTGCAGGCGTTTAAGACGGCTGCTGGTGATGTGGTTTTTTATGAGAACGCCCGGTTTGACATCACACGCTCCCTCACGCTGCCATGTGGGCAGTGCGTGGGGTGTCGGCTGGAGCGTTCTCGCCAGTGGGCTGTTAGGTGCATGCATGAAGCAAGTCTGTGGCAGAAGAACTGTTTCATTACGTTGACCTACAACGATCAATGGGTGCCAGAAGATAAGTCGTTACATTACGACCATTTTCAAAAGTTCATGAAGCGGCTACGGAAACGCTTTAGCGGTTACGAAGAAGATTCTCAAGGTAAGCGGCCGATCAGGTTTTACATGGCGGGCGAGTATGGTGAGAATTTTGGACGTCCGCATTTTCATGCGTGTTTGTTTAATTTTGATTTTGATGATAAGGTTTTTTTTAAGAGGACTGAGTCTGGTTGTGTAGTGTATAGAAGCCAGGCTCTTGAGGAGCTTTGGGCTGATCCTAAGACAGAGTTGTCTTACGGTTTTAGTTCTATTGGTGATGTTACTTTTCAGTCAGCTGCTTATGTTGCTCGTTATATTATGAAGAAGCAAACAGGTAAGAATGCAGATGATCATTATGAGTTTGTTCACCCGGTAACGGGTGAAGTTAGTTTGAGAAGACCGGAGTTTAATAAGATGTCTTTGAAGCCAGGTATTGCAGCGCAGTGGTATGAGCAGTGGAAGGATGATGTTTATCCACATGACTATGTGGTTGTGAATGGTAAGCAGGTTAGGCCTCCTCGCTACTATGATAAGAAGTTTGCGAAGGAGTATCCGGTTGAGTTTGACATGATTGAACTTGATAGGTATAAAAGGCGTTGTGAGCGTGAAGTCGATACAGACGAAAGGCTTGCAGTTAAGGAGAAGGTCGCGAAAGCGCGCCTTCAGTCGTTGAAACGTACACTTACGTGAGGAGTAAGTATGAAGATGATTGTTTGTTCTATTAAGGATCGGGCTGCCGAAGCATTTGGCCGTCCGTTTTTTTTGCCTGCTGTTGGTGTCGCCGTTAGGTCTTTTCAGGACGAAGTGAATCGGCCTGCGGAAGACAATCAGGTGTATCAACATCCTGATGATTTTGATTTGTACGAGCTCGGTTCGTTTGATGATTCAAACGGCCGTTTTGAGTTGTATGAGGACCCGAAAGTGCTTGCAATGGGTAAGCAGTTGAAGGTGCGTAAGTAAATAGGCCGGGGGCTCTGGAGTGATCCAGGGCCCTCGGAACATGGAGGATCGATATGCATCGTAATCAGTCAGTAAATGTTCACCAGTTCGCTATGATTCCGCGTGCGGATATTCCGCGTAGTCGGTTTGATAGTCAGAAAGCGTATAAGACTACGTTTGATTCTGGTTATCTAGTGCCTGTGTATTGTGATGAAGTACTTCCAGGCGATACTTTTAATCTCAAGATGACTGCGTTTGCTCGTTTGGCTACGCCGTTGTTTCCAATTATGGACAACATGTATCTTGATACTTTCTTTTTCTTTGTACCTAATCGGCTTATTTGGGAAAATTGGCAGAAGTTTATGGGTGAGCGTACGCCTGACCCTGACTCTTCCATTGATTATGTTGTACCTACTACTACCAGCCCTGCTGGTGGTTATGCTGTGGGTTCTTTGCAAGACTATATGGGCTTGCCAACTGTTGGGCAGATTGGCGGTGCCGCTACTGTTGAGCATTGTAGTTTTTGGCCACGTGCTTACAACCTCATCTGGAATGAATGGTTTCGTGATCAGAACCTTCAAGACAGTGCAGTAGTCGATCTTGGTGATGGTCCGGATGACCCTGCTGACTATGTTCTTCGTCGACGTGGTAAACGTCACGATTATTTTACGTCTGCGCTGCCTTGGCCTCAGAAGGGTGATGCTGTAACGTTGCCCTTAGGTGGTTCTGCACAGGTTAATTTTGATTCTATTAGCGGCAGCACCGTTTCAGATGGTAAGCCTGCTGTTGCCTGGCAGGACGGTGCTGGTAACGGTTTTTGGTATTACGGTAACACTTATGGTGTCCGGACCGCTAAGATAGGTGATAGTACGGCTGCCAACTTGGTTGCTGATTTGTCGACTGCTACGGCCGCGACTATAAATCAGCTTCGTCAGAGTTTTCAGATTCAGAAGTTGTTAGAAAGGGACGCTCGTGGTGGCACTCGATATACTGAAATTATTCGTGCTCACTTTGGCGTGGTTAGCCCAGATGCTCGTTTGCAGCGTCCTGAATATCTCGGTGGTGGTTCTACTCCCGTTATTATTAATCCTATTGCGCAGACCAGCGCAACGGGTTTGGCTGAGAACACTACTCCACAAGGTAACCTTGCAGCAATGGGTACAGCTCTCGCACAGGGCCATGGTTTTACGTACTCTAGTACTGAACATGGTGTGATTCTTGGCCTTGCGGCCGTGAGAGCAGACCTGACTTATCAGCAGGGTCTGCATAAGATGTGGAGTCGCCAGACTCGTTATGATTTTTATTTTCCTGCTTTTGCTACGCTTGGTGAACAAGCGGTTCTTAATAAGGAAATTTATGTCCAGGGTACTGCTGAGGATGATGACGTATTTGGATACCAAGAGCGTTGGGCAGAGTATCGCTATAAGCCGAGTCAGATTACTGGCCTCTTTAGGTCTACGGCGGCCGGAACATTGGACGCTTGGCATTTGGCGCAGAATTTTGGTGATTTGCCTACGCTTAATAGTGACTTTATTGAGGATACCCCTCCAGTGGAGCGGGTCGTTGCGGTAGGTGCAGCTGCTAATGGTCAGCAGTTTTTGTTTGATGCGTTTTTTGATATCAAGATGGCCAGGCCTATGCCGTTGTACTCAGTACCTGGACTTATTGACCATTTTTAAGGAGGTCTTATGTTGGAGGTTTTGGGTTCACCTCAAGTTATTGGTTCTGCTGTTAGTGCCCTTGGTTCTTGGTTTGGGGGCCAGCAGCAGAATGCTTCTTCCGAGCAAGCAGCTCGGGAGCAGATTGAGTTTCAGCGTGAGATGAGTAATACGGCGTATCAGCGTCAGGTTGCTGATATGAGAGCAGCAGGTCTTAATCCAATGTTGGCTGCCATGAAAGGGGGTGGTGCTTCCACCCCTTCTGGTGCTATGCCGGTGTATGTTAATCCGGCTGCGCAGGCTTCTGAGTCTTTTGGTCGTATTGCTTCTGGTGTTGCGTCTGCGTCGCAAGCTCGTAGGACTGATATCGATTCCGATATTGCGGAAGAGTATGGGATGGCCCAGGCTAAGGCTACGTTAGACGAGACGTTGTCTCGCATTTCTAATAATGCTGCTATGAATGACAAAATTAAGGCCGACACTGAGTTGTCGTTGGCTCAAATTTTGACTGAGAAGGAGAAGCCTGAGCAGATTCGTGCGTTGGTTCAGCAGACTTATGCTATGACTCAAACTGAGTGGTTTAAGCAGTTGAATTTGCAAAAGCAGAATGAATTGTTGTCTGCTCAGACCAATTATTGGTGGTCTCATGCTAAGTTGGAGCAGAATCAGGTTGCAGCTGAGGAGTTG